GCGGTGTATTGGTCCGGGTCGTCGATGTTCGAGACTTCCCAGGTTTTGGCGAATTTCGGGATGCCCAGCGGGTCGTCCAGCAACAATGCGCCGAGGTAAATCGTCTGGATGAAGGAAAGGGTCCAGGCGAGGTACTCCTGCGAACCGCTGATGAACGTCGACGGCAAGGCATCGAGGTTCTTGGGCAGGTCGCATTGGTTACTCGGCAGACCCCAGCGGTTATCCGTAACCAATCCCTTGAGTACGCTCGCCAGATCGCCAGCGGCCAATCCAGGGTTAGCCAATGTCGGCGGCACAATGATTTGCAGCGAGACCGTCAGAACATGGGCGATGCGCCCGTCATGGGCGCGGTCGCCGGGGGCATTGCGTTCGAAGGCGATCAGGACCCACGCCTGATCGAACGTGCCGTCGAAGTCCTGACGACCTCCGACCTTCAAACCCGGGCCAACTGCACGCAGCGCGTCGGCAATGGCAAAAAACAGACGCGACGGCTTATCGATGTCGGGGGACATAAGGGGCTTCCAGTTCAAATGTCGATGCTTCCGGCTGCGGGGGTTCGTGCAGCGGATCGGGGTTGCCAGAACGGCAACGGACCGGGTTCTATTGATCCGGGCGGGAATCACGCGGCGACACTTCACACACGCCGATCCGCTTGGCCGCCCAGCGCTCATAGAGGCCAATGGCAACATCGGCGCCGGCCATCGCCGTGAGGCAACCGAACGCGCCAGCCGCCCAGATCGACAGGCCGGCGGCGTACAGCAGCATGATGGCCGAGACCCCGCAGATCACGCAGGCCCCGGAGCGCAAGGCCAGGCGCCGCAACAGTGACCAGCCGCGAGCGCCCTCCTTGTCGGCGCGCCACATTTCGCCAGACACCCCGCCCATCAAGGCGAGCACGATGACCAGCCAGATCGGCATGTCCAGCAACGCTTGTTGCTCGTTTGTCATGTCACGCCTCCTGGGGATCGATGAGATGCGCCTCTCGGAAATGAGCCGCCTGGTTTTGATCGACGAAGAACTACAGCTTTTCAACGATCACGTTGTCGATGAAAGCGAAGTTGACGTACGGGTTCTGCTCATTGGAAAAGGCCAGCGTTGTCTGGGACGTAGTCGCGGTGAAGTCATAAGTCACGGTGCTCCACTCGACAACACTGCCCTTGGCCTTTGGCGTATTGAAGGTGGCGGTCTGACCGGCGACTTTCACCTGAACTACACCGTCACCGGAGCGACTGGCGTACAGCGAGTTGCCCATGCTGAAGGTCAATCGATACTTGGCCCCTACGACGGTTGCGAAGTTCTGCTGAATGCCACCGCCGTTGCCATAAACATAGTTAGCCAGATCAACAATCACCGCGCCGTCCACTGCGGCGGAGCCAGGGACCGAGGCGCGCACGTTGAAGTATTCGACTCCCGACAGAAAGGTCGTCCAGCCCGTGATGAAGTTGGCTTTCGCCGTCGTGTCCAGAATGCAACTGTCGCTGCAACCCGGTTGTTCAAAACTGCCGTTGACCAGCAGGTTCGCCGCCGTGGCACTGCCAGCAGTGCCGACAAGGGCCAGAGCCAACATCAGCGGGGCAATGATTTTCTTGAGTCCGTTCATGGTTTTACCTATTGAGTGAAGTGTATTCATCGCGCAACGGTTGTTGTGCAGTCGGTCCCCAATTGGGGGTTGAGATACCTGACGTGAGGCAGGCATTCCAAAAAGCCCGGTCACCCAGGCTTTTCAGTAATGCGGTCCTTCGCGTTGACCTTTCGGCACTACTGGCGCGGTACGGGTCCATTCAGATTGTTTTTCCGACCGCGGTCCCTGCCCGCCGGATAACTGCTTGTGGTGCTTTACGCTGCACACCCGGGTCAGTTGCCAACCCTCTGAACCGTTGAGGCCGGTTCATCGCTGCCTTTGTGGTGGAACTAAAGAACTTCGTTTCGAGCTGCTTTGTTGAGCGGCTTGAGACAAAGAATATGCATGGATGCATATACAGTCAATGCACAAATGCATTTATTTATGCATTTGTAATGCACTTACGCATTAAAGCCCCACAGGCAAAGGCGTTGGCGGTTTTCAG